TGCAATCGGCACTCGTTGTGCCAGCCAAGGGGGAGCTTATCCCTCTAGACTAGCGATCTGTGCAATAGTAATTAATCAGGCATAGTCGAGGTTTCTGTTTAGCCATTACGAGTATTTGACAGGAATGACAGGGTGCGAGAGTGTATGCATACCCAGTCTGCGGGCTAAAATTGTATGTTGTGGCGTCACGATGAGTAACTGTGTAAAAGCAGAGTGCAGGCGCCTCGTTGGACAGGTTGGAGTTGACCGTTCAATTAAATTAGACAACTTACTAAAACAAAAACCCAAAAGCTCAGGTCCCAGCGAGCTAATAAGCAGGGACAAGTATCCATTCGTGGATCGGGCGCATATGACTTCGGTCCTATGCTCGCCCAATTGAAACCCATGATCAAGAATGCGTTGATTTCGGGTGGATCTGCTGCAGGTCGCATGTCTGGTATACCAGGCATGTCCATGGCCGGTGGTGAGATTGGTAAGCGCATTTCGCGGTTGGTTGGTTCAGGTGATTACTCCAGTAATGAGGTAAGCACCAACAATCTAATCAACCCGAAAGGCGCGGATCCAACCTCCCAATTTGGTAAAGATTCACTTTCGATCAGGATTCGGCATCGTGAGTTTCTTGGAGACGTGAGTACTGGTGGAGTTGCCGGTGTCTTCACTAATAATTCCTTTAACATAAACCCTGGTCTCAGGGCTACATTTCCTTATTTGTCGCAAATTGCCACGAATTTTGAGATGTATTGTGTCAAGGGTCTTGTTTTTGAATTCATCTCAAGTGCATCACCTTACGTTTCAAGTGGTACGCTCGGTACTGTCATTGGATCTTGTGAGTATAACGCGGCATCGCCGTTGTATGCTTCCAAGTTCGCAATGGAGAATTCATCTATGTCAGTTTCGACTCGCTTAGATAAGAATCTCATGTACGGTATCGAGTGTGCCCCAGGTAACAATGCCCAGAATTGTTATTATGTTCGGTCTGGAGCTTCATCCTCAGCGGTGAATCTCACAGACATGGGCATATTTCAGTTAGGGCTTGCTCCTGGTGCTTCAGTTCCAACCAACAGTGTTGTTGGGGAGTTGTGGGTGGCTTATGATATTGAGTTATCTCGACCATATCTAGAGTTATCCCGTAATGGTACTTACAATCAGCTCAATACGACTGTTGCAAGTGCCACCCCTCTTGGTTCGGTGCTAGGCACACCCACTACCAACGGTAACTTGAACAATGTGGTGTTAACTGCTACAGGGTTCACGTTACCCGATGGAGTTGTGGGTGATTGCTTTTTGGTTACAGTGTCTACACAATTTGCTGTTGCCGGTGCGTTCACTACTTATCCTACATGGACAGGTTCAGGGTGCGCAGTGCGGTATGCTGTCAAGGCTCCTGCCACCGGAGGTTCGAATACAAATTCTGTACAAGAGTATGTTATTCAAATCACTGGTGCCAGTCCTTCAGTCGCTTTGTCCGGAGCCAGCTATGCTGGTACTGGTGCAAGTACAGCAAGTGTGGTGATTGTATCATTAGGTAATTATCCATCAGGTTTTTCATTTGCATAAATGAATACCTTGTTGGTGTGGGTCCCATTGGTTTGGGTTGCGGCTTCTTGGCAGAGAAGTTGTGTGAAATGTATGATGCTTTATGTTGTGTGTTATGGTTTATTAACGGTAATATCTGGACATCTTCCCATTGGTTTGGGTTGACATGTGTTGACACGCACATGTTGTGAAACGTACGGTGTCTTACTGGTGGTTGGTATGGCTATTTCGGTATTTTGGTGGTGCTTCGCGGAACCCAATTTGTTGTATAATTGGTGCGTGGAGTACTTAACTACCTCACAATTTTCATTTGGTTGTGAAAAACATACATCAGCTAGCGCGAGGGTGTATGGGTAGGAGTAGTAAGTGGTGCATTCCGGGTTCGAGGGTGTACGTACGCGAAAATTTCGGTACAAATGGAGGGGGGCGCCCAACGCACACGTTCCACAGACGTGAACAGGCAATCACAAGGACGTAGTAATTTTAACCTGGAGGGGAGTGTTGTGTCATTTTCATTTTTGGAAGTTGGAGGATTTAGTAGCCATGATCCTTCGACTTCTTTTCCATCAATATATACTAATAATAATACTAATAAAAAGATAAATAAAAACAAAAATAAAAATAGTAGTAGTAGTAGTTCCGC